TAGGTTATGTTCTGATAGTAGATGATTTGTGTTGCTTAGTTGTGGATTACGAAGTCTGGGCTTGGATAGCGCAATCAAGGTCGTAGCACGGATACAACGCGCCACCGATCTCAAGGCTTGACGGACGGCCAGCCATAACAATGATTGACGAGCCAAGCACGCTTGCGACAATGCTAAGGATTGAGCGAAGTACCGGCAGACCTGCAGGTCCAGAGCCAATTACCTTGACGGGAAACTCAAGGCGTATCACGTTGCCGTTGCCTGCAATAGTTGTAAAGTTTGGCGCGTCAAGGTACACGCAGTTCGGTGCAAGTTTTGTTGGGTCGTTTACGACGCGCAGACCAGAGACCGCGGTCAGCGTTGCGGTGACGTCATCAATCGCTTCGTTGAATAGGTCGGTGTAGGCCATTAGGCAACCGCTGGGCGTGGGATGCCAAGCAGCTGCTTGACGATCGGGGTGAGGCTTTGCTGTGGTGCCGAACCCATGCCGTCAAAGGTGGCGTAGGTTGCCTCTATTGACCCTCTAGAGCGCCATAGAGCGGCGCAATACATTAAAGTGCCTAATGTTGCGTCACCGCCTGGTGAGGTCGTTAGGGAGTCGATATAGCCCGATTCCTGACGCCTGCGATATGCAAATTGGTTGCCAGCCGACACCGACTGCGTAAGCAAGGTGTAGTCGTCTGACGGGTTTGTAATAGTGATGCCAAGGTAAGACATGACCTGCGCGGCAGTTACCCAGGTGCACACAGGGTCATACGAAACGGTGCCAGACGCAGCGGTACGATCAACATCGTTAGCGGTCTTGGCGTAAAGCACCTGATCAGCGATCGGCAACTCAAAGTCATACAGCAAGTCGCCTTCTGTATCAACGCCAATGTACAAATACTGTGGCAATGCGCGCACCGTGTAAGTGCCGTTAAATGTGGCGTCAACGCCTGCGACCGTAATTGACTGGCCGACTGCAATCTCGCTGGGAGTCAGGAGTTGCAGTACGGCGAAGTTGTCAATTAGATACTTGTTTGTAACCGTATATGTAGCCATGAGCGGTAACCGCCTTTCTGACTACGCGATTGCGATGCCTTGTACCTGATTTGGGTCAGCAACGAACAAACTTGCATAGCCATGGTAGCTGAGCACTTTGCCCAACGTTGACGGCTCATCTCGTGACAGAAGGCCCCTGATGCTCTCATAAAATTCTATAGCAGCACCACGAGCAACAATCAAAGTGTTGTTAGCAAAGTTGCGATCGGCAACAAGGTTCAGTCCAAATGGGTTGAAAGTGTTGGCAACAGTAATGTCGGCTGTTCCCAAACCATTTACACCCATCAGTCCAGCTGCACCCACGTATGGGAATACTGGGCGCTTGTCGCCGTCAAGCTGTGCGCCGAGTTTGCGCCACACATCAGGAGAAACAAACATGTGATCAGGCAAGAAGTTTGTAGCAGTCAAGATTTCAAACGCTGCTGCATACATTGCGCTGATCAACGAGGTTGGGTCGTTAGCGGTAACTGTCCAAGTTCCTGCTGCAACTGGGTCGCCGCCAGCTGCAAGACCGTCTGCAGCAAGGTTGTCGCTTGCCTGCATGTACTGGCCCATCAAGTCTTGGATAATGATTTCCATTGCACCGGGCGACGTAAAATCAACATCCTGAATTGAGAGGGTCACTTGCCCGGCCAGGGTAGTTTTGCCGATTACGTTTGAGGCAATTATTGGGGTTGTTGCTGATACTGCAGCAAGTTCACTTGATTGAGTTGCAACGCTTGTGTGAGTTGTCCAAGTTGGGCGGATAAATGTTTTTTGATTGCCGTTATCTGGATATGCGCGAGCGCCAATGGCTGCAATTACTGGACGAATTCTTTGGTTAAGGTTTTCAAAAACTGGTCCGAGCACCGGAACAGGCAAGAGGCCCAAAGTGTCTGTCGTTGCGACATCGCCCGCGGCTGCTTCAAATGCTGTCTGCTTAGAAAGCATAAAGTCGCGCGCTGCGGCTGACACATTTTCAAAAGTTGTGCCACCGATGTGCATTGCGGCCATGTACTCGCCAGGTGTTGGCAAAGCAAATTTGCGTTTAGCCTGTGCGTAAATTGGTGCAGTAGGAATTGTTGCCTCGACTGCGGTTTCGTTTATTTCGGACATTTCTGGTTTCTCCTCTACTGGGGTTACTTCTTCATTTAACACTACTTCAGGTTCTTCTTGGTGGATACTGGCAGCAATATCTGTGATGACTGCGCCAGCAAAAGCTGGGACTGGCACCATTGACAATTCAATCCAGTCGGCAGCCAGCACGGTAATTGAGCCGTCCTTGTTTGCACGTGTTTTTGTTGGATTTACGCCAACCGATACCGAATCAAGTACGCCGTCAAGAGCCAGCTGTAAGGCGTCGTCGCCTGCTGCGGTTTTGCTGATTTTGGCGGTAAACATCATGCCTTCTTCGTCGTCGTATCGGGCCGTGACAATTCCTATGGCGTTTTCAGCCGAATGATTGAGATATAGACGGGGTGCTTTGCCATCGACTGGCAAACTGCCTCGCTCAAAAATTACCTCTGTGCCATCGGAAACGGTCGCCGCTACTCCGTACGGTACGGCAATGCCCGTGATCGTTCTGGTCGGTGTGCCGTCTTGTGCGGCTGCATCAATGCTGACGCTTGTTGCTGTAAATCTCATCATTGGTTTGCTAGCTCCTCTTGTGTGTTTTCTTGTGGTTCTTCTGCTTGATCTGCTAAATAATTTTCGGCAAGATAGTTTTCAGCGTCGTATTCAACGTATGTGCCGTTTGGCAAAATGCTGTTCATGCTAAACGCTTCTGCAATTGCTTCTGCATAAAGTTTGACACCAAAAATGTAAAGGTCTGCTCGAGCTTGCTGTGATGACTGGTACGAATACGACCCAGTACTTACACCGACAAGGTAAGGCGGCACGTTGCCAAGGCGCGCCATTTCCAACGCCGAATAGTTAGCAGATTCAATCAACAGCATCTTGTCAGGTGACATTGTTGTTGGCTCATAAGACAAATACTCATTAAGTGCGGCGGTTTGGTTAGTTGCGCGTGCAGCGTTAAACGATGCAGCAAGATCGGCTAATTCTTGCGCGCTCAACGGTTCGCCACCTGTTTGTTTTAAAATGCCGGCAGGAATTGACGACGACGCGTTGCGGTTGCGCGCGGCCTCAATTTTTAGCGCAGTTTCTACTGCTGACACGCTTGTGTAAACAAGGCCCGTAGTTGGTGACAGGATTTGCAATAGATCGCGCGTGTCTAGTTCTACGCCGTTGAAATAAATTTGATTGCTTGGTGCAAACCAAACGGGCCCAGTCTGATCGGTCGTGGTGATAGAGCCGACTGGTAAACGTTGGAAGGACGCAGGATAGCCATCAGCCGTTCTGCTTGTGATGTGGATTACGCTCCTGCCGAACATGTATAAATCATCAAATACCCATGACATGAAATGGGCATACGTGTTTTGTGGGTCTGGCTGACGCATCCACGATCGAGGCGCAATGTAATTCTTGACCATACGCTCGCCGTCCCAGGTCATGTTGTATGCGCGCAATGGCATACATCCAATTACTGACGCAAGCAAATCCCGGCACCTTGAAACCGCTGGGATGGTCATCAGCTGGTTTCTTTGTTCACCTTCTCGCCAAGAATAATACTGATTAAAAACGTTGACCGCGCTGTTTGGGTTTGCGTAACTATTGGCTCCTGCGGCTGCTGCTTTGGCAGGCGGTGGCGAGATAGCGGCCTTGTTTACTTTGCGATCAAATAATCCCATGTTCCTACTTTGTCATATAAGTGGCAACCGCGCATGACTTATCCGATTCCGACAAAAGGCAAGGTGCGCGGTCGCCGCGTTTATCTTAGTTATTTACCGCGACAAGCATGGGCTTTCCGCTAGTAACTGGACGAGCACACATGCCAATGCCCCAGACCATTGTTCGCGCTAACTCAATCGGCCCAGGTGATCGCTTGCTCGAGAGCACGATCGTGTTATCGGTACGAACAGCAACAGCGCGCTGGACGTGTTCGGCAAGCAACTTTTCCCCTGTGTGCAATAGGCGAGCCTCGGCAATCATGTTTTTGGCAAGCGGTGTAAACCGTCCCAGTTCGGCATAGCCAACGACGACTCGGCGGCGCTCAATGTTTGGCGGGCAGGTTGCGTCCACGGTCGGCGACAAGGCAAACCTAATTGTTGGGTCTTTGGCAAGTTCTTGCACATTGTCCCACAGCTCTGTAATTGACTCGGCGATAAATGCCACGGTGACAAGCACCCGACCGTCTGACAGGTTGACGCATCTGGTCGCGCTGTACCTGGAGTCGTCCAGCGAAGATTCAATCGCCACGACCCCACCGCTAGGCACGTCACCTGTGTATTCCAAGGACGGCCAACGACCTGGCTCAATCCATCCGCGCACAACACTCACCCACAGGTTTAGGGATGCGCGCAAGAACGACGCCCGATCAGGGTTGGTTGACTCTTGCCTAATTGTGTCCATGTCCAACGTGTAACCAAGTGCTGGGTTACCCCACGCCCATGATGCTGGATGCAGCGGGTCAAGGCTTGGGTCTGGCGACCATTCAGCCATGTACATCGTGGACGGTTCACCTTTGTCAATGGCTCGAATGCCTGCCTCTCGCCAGCGTTGGAACAATACTGATTCCTCGGTGCCAGCTGTGCTGAAGAAACAGGCCAAGGGATTTTTGCGTGCGCGTTGTGCCGGCAACAGACCGCCTTCAACGGAATCGGGGTTGACGTCAAACAACTCGTCCACGATTACCAAGTCAATGCTCATACCGTGACCTTGGTTTGGCTTTAATGCTTTGACCCACCACTTGCTGCCGTCTGGCATTGTGGCCTGATAACGGCCGTATGACTTGACGATCTTGGCGCCGTAATACTCCTCAAGGATTGGTGCAAGATCATCAAACAACAAGCAAGCCAAATCCAAACGGTGCGCGCCAGAAACAACGGTCTGCTTACCGCCACGTATCTTGGGCATCTCCACAAGCCAAAACAGAATAAGCGCCTGGATGATTGTGGTCTTGCCGTTTTGACGCGCAACCGAAACAAGGCTTGAGCGGTGCACAAACTTTTGATCGGCATCCACGGCCAAGATTCCTTCAAGTACATGCTGTTGCCAGGGCATCATGTCAATGTGAAGTATCTGTTTTGCCATGTCCCCCACAAGTCCAGCTAGTGAGCCGGCATGGTTTGGGATGATCGTTTCCAGTCTCGGCCGATCGTGGCCAGTTGACGCTGGTTCAGGCTGATCTGGGCTGTTGGCGACAAAATGGTGGA